GTTTAGGGGGTGTGGCCGTGGGTCGTGTGGTTTCGTGTTGCTGGGTGGTGTGCGCCCGCGCCCTAGGGTGTTGCGCCCGGTGTCGTGTTGCTACCTGCGGTCGTGTGCCGTGGCTCCGCGCCCGGTGTCGCGCCCCGGCCGTACGCCGTGGTCCCGTGCCCGGTGCCGTAGCCCGAGCGGTCGTCGTGAGGGGTGAACCACGACTCCAACGGGTGAAGTCGTGGTCGTGGTCGTGTGGGTGTTACCACCAACGTGGTCCCATCCGGATGATGATCGAGAAGTCCTCGAAGAGGGTGACCGAGATTTTGTAGAAAAGCAGTAACCAAAACATTGCTAACTCCTTTCAAAGAAGGTGCCGGGGTGGCGAGCCCCGGCTATTCGGTTGTGGGTGGAGGTGTGTCCTAGATCTTGAGCATCTGGGTTTTGATCGCTTCCTGCGCTTTCCGTGAGTTGCGGACTTGGAGAATCATCTGGGTGCGCTCTTTGCGGAGGGCGGCGTGCTCGGGCGTGCCGGCGGTGGAGTTGGTGAGTGCGGCTTCAATTTCGTTGAAACGGGTGAGGCCGTTCGCTTCGTCGTGTAGCATCTGGACGAAAGCTTTGGTGAGGTCTTGCAGAGGGGTGGTGCTGGGTGTGGTCTTGCTGTTGTCTGACATTTTGGCTCCTTTTTGCCTATGATTGGTGGGTAAACCTTGGTGGGTGTGGGTGGGGTTTACCTTTTTTATTATATATATTATATACCAGAAATATTAAGAGATTATTAACAAGGGGTTAATATCCTATTAACAAATATTAATAGGAGGTTAACATATCTTTAAAATAAATATAAATAATATTTATATTTAGGAGAATAATATTTATATTATAGGGAGATAATTATAAATAATATTAATAGTTAAGTGAATAATATTATATTAATAATATTATATTAATATAAATAAAATTAATATTAATATAAATAAAATTAATAATATTATTTATATACTAATTGTATTGAATCAATTAATATATTATTAGTATTAATACTATTTATATATTAATTGAATTAATACAATTAATATATCATTAGTATCGTTCCACCGCACGTAGGGCGCTGCCCGTTCTCCTAACACCCGGGAGGAAAAAGGGAACTTTGGCAAAAAACGTGTTATAATGTATACGAATGTTATCTGCCCCCAGAAAAAAGGGGGCTTGGAGGTGCTAATGACCGATAGTGTAGATACTAACCCTCTTCCTGAAGCCGATGCTAATGGAATTATTCACCGCAACAAGGGTAAAAGCTGGGGTAAGCCTTTTGTAAAAGGCGATCCTCGCGCTTCTAAAGGCGGCAAAGCCCCAAGAAAGTTCAATCAATTGCGCCATTTGGCAATTCAAATTGCTACTGAAGCAGTTGACCCAGACGGAACCGTTGACACGACAAAAGTAGAAGCCATAATTCGTGATTGGATGGGGTCCACCGACTTTCAAAAACAGAAAGCTGCACTCGAGCTTGCCTATGGCAAAGTCCCCGATAAAACCGAACTTACTGGTAAAGATGGTAGCGCCATTGAGGTCAACATTGTAAAGCGGTACGCTGACGAATAATGAAAGTAGAGCTTTATGGACGCCAATACGATTTCGTAACCAGCGAAGAGCGATTCACCGCTATGATGGGTGGTATTGGTTCTGGCAAAACTCTCGCAGGTTGCGTTAAGTCCATTTTGCATGCCAAGGAAGGGACTCTCGGTTTAGTCGTTGCTCCTACGTTCCGTATGTTACAAGATGCCACTATTCGCACGTTTTTGGATATCAACCATGATCTTGTGAGAAATTTCAATAAATCTGATATGATTATCACCCTCAAAAATGGCGCTGAAATTTTATTTCGGTCTGGCGATAACCCGGAACATCTTCGAGGACCGAACCTTCATTGGGCATGGATTGATGAAGGTGCTTTAGCTCACCCAATGACTTGGGACATTGTAATCGGTCGTTTGCGTGCTGATGGGACCGCTGGTCCTTGCTGGGTAACCACCACACCTAAAGGTCGTGCAAATTGGGTTTATGAGGCCACAAAACAGATGGCCGTTTTCAACGTAACTACGTTAGAAAATCCATACGCGTCCGAAGAGTGGAAACAATCGTTGCTTACTCGGTACACCGGCCAATTTTTGCGCCAAGAAATTTATGGGGAATTTGTGTCGTTCGATGGCTTAGTTTACCCAATGTTTCAGCCGGGCACTCACATCGTTACACGAAATATATCAGAATTCGACGATTACGCGTTAGCAATTGATGAGGGGTACACCCATCCTGCTGTAATTCTATTAGTCTACATCGGTGGTGACGACGAATATCATATTGCTAAAGAGTTTTACGAGTCAGGCAAATTGCAATCTGAAATTGTAGAACAAGCGCGTCGTTGGGCAAATGGGGATTATAATATAGATATAGTTGTTGATGCCGCAGCTGCAGGATTAATCGCAGCGCTAAGAAACTCTAGTTTGCGGGTTATTCCTCGCAAAGGTAAAATAATGGATGGAATACGGCGTGTCCAAAATCTTTTAGATGTTAGACCGAATGGAAAACCTCGGCTAACCGTCGATCCTTCGTGTGTAAAAACTATTGCTGAATTCGAGACCTATTCTTGGAAAGACAATCGTGACGAGCCAATAAAAGAATATGACCACTCAATGGACGCGATAAGATATCTTGTAAATAAGCCGAAAATAGAACGAGTTGCTACTCAATTGAGGTGGTAATATGGAAGAAATTTTGAACCCCGATTTGACTACTGCGTATGAACATTGGAAAAGTCAATATTACACGAATAAAAAATACCAAGATTATTATTCTGGGAATCATCCAATGATTTTTACTGCAGAGCGCTTGCACGAGGTATTCGGCAGAAGCACGGTGTCGTTTGTCGAAAATTGGTGCGCTGTGGTCGTAGATGCCGTGCTAGACCGGTTAGGATTTAAGGGCTGGGATGGAAACGATCTAGAAGTAAGCAAAACCCTGTTCAAACTATATATTGATAACAAAATCAAAACGCTTTCGCGAAAAGTGCACCGTGATTGCATTGTGACAGGCAATGGATATATCATGTTTGATAAGGTAAATGGTGTAAACAAGCCGTTCTATAATGACCCAAACAACCTCGTGGTAGTGTATTCTACAGAAGATTACTACAAGATGGCGTACGCTTTAAAGATTTGGCGCGCCGTAGATGGCGTTAAAGCTAATTTATATTATGATGACCATATCGAAAAGTATATCTCGTCGTCAGATGACGCCATAACTGTCAAAAATTTTTCACTTACAGATACCATCTCGAATCCTTATGGGGAAATCCCTATAGTTCACTTTCGTTCTGATATTATTGAGTTAGGTAACATCATTCCACTGCAAGACGCAATCAATAAGACGTTTTCAGATATGATGGTTGTATCCGAATTTAACGCGTTCCCACAGCGATGGATTATTACCAATTCTGATATCTCTTCACTAAAGGCAAGTCCTCAAACCATTTTCAAAATTCCTAAAGGCCCAACAGACGAGGAAGAAACGAAAATCGGCGAGTTCGCTGCTGCACGCACAGGAATGTACCTTGAAACAATCGATCGACTGTCTGGGGCCATCGCCGTTATCTCGCGCACCCCTAAACATTACTTTATGCAATCGGGTGCTAACGTGAGCGGCGAGGCCCTGTCAGTAATGGAAATTCCATTGGTGAAGAAGACAGAGCAATACCAGGAGATTATGGATGAAGGGTGGATGCAGGTTCTAAAGTTTTTATATGGCACAACAGAAGATATTACTACGGTTTGGCATAAGATAGAAGTTGAAATGATGGAAGTTTCTGCTAAAACTATAAAAACAGAAGTTGAAGCAGGTATACCGTTAATTACTATATTGCGCAGAATGGGGTGGTCCGATGATGAAATAGCTCAAATGGAAGCAGATAAATTAGACGAAGAAAACGAGAAGGACACAACACCCCCTGTTGACACAAATGAACCGACAGATGATGGTATTGTTGCTATAAATGATATATAATATAAACATGACGAGATGTCATAGAAGGAGACGAGATGTCAGACCAAGTATTTGAGAACACCGAAAAAACTGAAAGTCACTCATATGAGACATTTGAGGATTTTCTCGCGTCTGTAGATGAGCCTGTAAAAGTTCTTTACAAAAAGCATACTGATGGTTTAAGTTCTGCTCTTGAAAAAGAGCGCGCTGGTAGAAAAGATCTCGAGAAGCAATTGAAGGAATTACTTCCAAAAGCTGAAAAAGGATCCGCTCTCGAACAAGAACTAGCCGAGAAGGTTAGACTTTTAGACGAGACCAGTAAAAAGTATGCTGAAGTAGAAAAACGCACGAGGTTTGTCGAAGAGGCAAGTCAACCTAATGTAAAATGCGTAAATGTTAAGGCTGCTTATGCTTTAGCAGTGGTAGAAAACTTGTTTAAAGAAGATGGCTCACCAATGTGGGACGACCTTAAAAAGGTTGCACCAGAGCTATTCAAAATTGGAAGCACAGATGCCGGAAGTACCGGTAAACGTGCATTAGATAATGATATTAACTCCGCTCTTAGAACAGCGGCGTTTGGGAGATAACTATGATTACTAGAACTGAAGCTGAAGCCCTCATTCCTGAGGATGCTTCTCGTGAAATTTTCAAATCTACAGTAGAAAATTCTGTGGTCTTGCGTTTGGGAAGACGCCTTGCAAATCTTTCCTCCGGACAACGGCGCATTCCTGTTATGAGCGCTCTTCCTTTGGCCTACTTTGTAGATGGTGTTCCTGGGGAAGTGTCCCCGTCTGCGGAAAATTCTCTTGGCTTTAAAGAGACAACGGGCGCAGAATGGAAGAATATCTATTTGTACGCCGAAGAAATTGCTTGTATTGTTCCGATCGCTATTAGCACTTTGCAAGATGCCGCATATGATATTTTTGGTGAGATCAAACCATATATCGGCCAAGCCTTTGGCGCTGTTATTGATGCCGCTGTTTTGCATGGCGTAAATGCGCCAGCTAACTGGCCCGATGATATTGTGCTTGGTGCTAACAACGCAGGTAACGTGTTGGAACTTGGTGATGTTGGCGATCTATATGATGATATTATGGGGTACGATGTTGCTACAACTACTCCAGGGTTGATCTCTCACGTAGAACTTGATGGCTACATGCCTAATGGTTTTGTTGCAGGCATTCAAATGCGCGGCATGTTACGCGGTTTGCGTGATACTACCAGTGGTCAACCATTGTTCCGACCTGCTATGACTGGTATGTCGCCTGATACTGCTCCTTATACCATCGATGGTTTACCTACCTATTTCCCTCTAAACGGAGCGTACGATTCTACAGAGTCATTGATGATCTGCGGTGATTGGAATAAATTGGTGTACGCGTTTAGAACTGATCTTACCTATAAGATTTTGGATCAAGCTGTAATTCAAGATCCTACTACAGGTAATATCATTTATAACCTTGCTCAGCAAGATATGGTTGCTTTGCGCTGTTATATGCGGTGGGGTTGGGCACTTCCTAATCCTATTAATCCTGTGAATGAAACCGAAGCTACCCGGTATCCATTCTCAGTGTTGAAACCTACAACCGGTGCAACTCCTTAGAGCCCCCTTTTCTTGATTTAGTAGGCGGGAATCCACTACCCGCCTACTAAAGGAGAATTATGACAGCTACACCTAGTGATGTAAAACGACTACGACGAATGATAGCCGAACCCACCAGTACTACATATACTGATGTTGATTTGGTAGAGGCTATTGAGGATAAACCTACAGTTGATGCAGATGGATTATATCCTACAGATAGCGATTGGACTCCAACATACGATATTTTTCTAGTCGCTAGTGAAATATGGCTTGAAAAAGCTTCGGCGGTTTCTGATGAATTCGATTTTCATGCTGATGGTGGCACATTTCAAAGAGAACAGAAACATAAGATGGCTTTGGAACAAGCGTCTTATTTTGCTAGTAGATCTAAGGGCAATAATTTGAAGATGAAACAAGACCCGATGACTACTGTGTACTCTTTAGGATACGAGGATAAGTATTACAAGGATGACATCGATGACTACGAATCTTCACTGGTCTGAGATAGATAAAATTAAAATGCGCGAAACTGCTGAAGCGCATATGATGGAAACTGTATATAGATATGTGTATTCTAGTTCTTTCGATGATTTCGGAGATATCATAGAAACGTGGACAAAAGACCCTACTCCTATGGTTGCTGGGTTTTCAATGTTTGGCCATAGAGATATGGGGTTTGGTATTGAAAAAGAACTAGACACAATGACTATTATTAGCTATGATGCTATTCTTAGAATTCCATATGGAACTGTGCTAGATCTTAGAGATAGAATAGAAGTAGTTAATCTTCGCGGCGATTCTTCGTATACTAAAATGTTCGATATAGTTACTATTGTTATTGTTGGCGTGTCAGCATATATCGTTAGATTGAAAATGTTGGAGCTGTAATGGCAGTTAGTGTTCGAATTACCGGTGCAGAGGAACTGATCGCCAAACTTAATAGGATGGGCGTAGAAGTTCCGACTACTTTAGCTACAGACGCCGCAAAAGCTGGGGGTGAAACTCTTGTTAGCTTTGCAAGAGATAATGTGTGGGCTAATTTTACCCAGAGATCTGGTGGTTTGTCAGAATCGTTGAAAGTCGTTGTTACTCGCGCAGGGTACGTGCGGGCTGGTTCTTATGGGCTTGTATACAATAAAATACACGAATACGGCGGTGTAATCACACCTAAAAGAGCACACACACTTTCGTGGGTAGGCGAAGACGGCGTGATGAGATTTGCAAAAATGGTGGTTATACCTGCAAGGCCATATATTAGACCTGCGTTTGATGAGCACAAAAGTGATATAATTGAATCAATGAGTAGCGTAATACAAGCGTACTTGGACTCGGTGTAAAATGGCTGTACTGGAAATAGAAAAAGCGATCACTTCTATATTAAAGAATAGCGCGGATGTTGCTGCTCTAGTTGGTACACGCGTGTACGCATTTAGATTACCACAAAATGCTACTCTTCCAGCTATAACATACCATAGAGTTTCCACGTATAGAGTTGTTACACACGATCAAACTTCTACTGGACTTTCAAATCCTAGATTTCAATTTAATTTATACGCAAACTCAATAGATGTTTGTAAACAAATGTCCGCTGCGGTTAGAAAAGCGTTCTTAGGTTATCAAGCAGAAGTAGGTACTACAACTAAAGTTAGCATCTACGCTATATTGCCTGAAAGTGAAATAGATATTATTGAAGCCGATTTAGACTTGTATTACACTATGGTAGACTACAAGTTTAGTCACAACGAGTGAGGTGATGTATGACAAAATTTGCCGCGTTTGGAACCGCCCTTTTGATGGATGGAACAGAGATTGCTGCTGTAACAAATATTGGAGGTCCTGGTTTATCATTAGACACGATTGATGTTACCTCTCATGACCAAACATCTGCGTGGGAAGAAATGGCAGTGACTATTTTACGTCAAGGTGAAATGACACTAGATCTTGTGTTTGATCCTGCAGAAACTACTCATGCCGATCTTCTCGCAAACTTGGTTGGGCGAGGTTACGAGAGTTTTGAACTTCAGTTTCCAGATTCTGCGTATACAGAATGGACATTCAACGCTTATGTAATTGGATTTGAGCCTTCTATGGCTGTAGACGGTGCACTAACTGCTAGTTGCACCCTTAAAATCACCGGCGTTCCTGTGCTAACGAGCACTTATACGCCATAGTATAGGAGATTTGATATGACTAAATACGCTGCTTGGGGTACCGCTCTTATGCGGGGCGCTGTGGAGATTGCCCAGGTTACAAATATTAGTGGTCCTGGTGTTTCTCTTGACACAGTTGATGTTACTGAACATGATAGTGCTACAGCTTGGGAAGAGGTCGTGCCGACGATTCTTCGTTCTGGCGAAATCACTATAGATATTGTTTACGATCCAAATGCTGCGACGCATAAGAATGCGTCTGGCGGTTTGCTTCACGATCTTACTACTAGAACTGCGACTACCTATTCGATCGTATTTCCGACTACTCCGGCTGCTACATGGACGTTCACTAGTTGCTATGTGACGGCATTTGAACCTTCAATGCCTGTTGATGGCGCGTTGACAGCATCTGTAACACTCAAACCCACCGGTGCAATTACTATCACGTAAAGGAGACGTATGCTTACAAAAGATCAAATTTTAGGAATTAAAGATCTTCAAATCGAGAAAGTTGAAGTGCCCGAATGGGGAGGGCATGTTTTTGTGCGTGGCATGACGGGTTCAGAACGCGATGCGTTCGAGGCTTCTGTTGTAGATATTAGAGGCTCCTCACAAAAAATCAATATGGTGAATGTGCGAGCAAAGCTCGTTTCACTAACCGCGTGCGATGAAGAAGGTAATCGTTTGTTCGAAGATTCGGATATCATCGAGTTAGGGAAAAAGTCCGCCCTTGCGCTGCAGAAAGTTTTCGATGTAGCCCAACGGCTAAGTGGTCTTTCTAAAGAGGAAGTGAGCGCGCTAGAAAAAAATTAAAGTCGCGGGGCAACCGGCGCTTTTATTTCCGGTTAGCACTAAAACTAGGGATGACCGTGGCAGAATTATTGAGCAGGATATCTAGTAGAGAATTGTCTGAATGGTCTGTATTTTATGGGTTAGAACCATTTGGATTTGACGCCGACTATTTAGGACATGCTCAAACCTCTGCCACGCTCGTTAATATTAATAGAAAGAAAGGCTCTAAAGCTGTATCTGCTAAAGAGTTCTTTCCAAAATTTGATGAAACAGCAGATGATGCTGTAGGATTTGCAAAAACTATGAACGCGATGCACGGCGGAGAAACAACTTATGGCAGACATAGGTGAATTAGTTGTTGGTCTTAGTATGGATGCGGCCAACTTTGAAAAAGGCTGCAATAGTGCTAAGAGTAGCATCGATTTACTGAAAGCAGGAGTGACTGCGGCGGATGTTGCGACTTCTGCAATAGGCGCTACAGCACTAGCTGGGTTTGGCGCGTTTGGAGTAGTTGCAGGAACTGCAGTTGCTGGAATTACAGCTGCAGGAACGGCGCTTACAAGTTTTGCTAAAGATGCCGCGTTTCTACCAACTATTGAAGAAGGCTTTAATCGAATATCAATATCTGCAGGCAAATCCGGCGAAACTATGCTTTCTGAACTAACTGCTGCATCTGGTGGTATGATTTCTGCCGCAGATATGATGAGGAATTTTAACCAAGCAGCTATGCTTATTAGTCCCACAATTGCTACACAATTACCGACAGCTATGGAATACCTTCAAAAAGTATCTATGTCAACTGGTACTTCTATGGAATATTTGATGAATAGTCTTGTTGTTGGTGTAGGACGTGCGTCTCCTAGAATTTTGGACAATATGGGTGTTCAGATTAAAGCTACTGAAGCGTATGAAGCGTACGCAGAATCGATTGGAAAATCTGCCGATTCGCTTACAAAACAAGAGCAATCTGTAGCTATATGGAATATGACAATGCAGAAGTTAGCAGAGAACACTAAGGCTATTCCTGATGTGCAAGACTCTGCTGCTGCGTCTATTCAAAGATTTCAGGCTACTATTACAAATCTTAAAAATGAATTAGGCGTAGCGTTTTTACCCACACTAGCAGATTTTACGGACACATTTGCAGGACTAGCGACTTCTTTAAGTCCAATGTTAGTCGCTTTAGCGGGTGGTTTTGGTACAATGTTTAGTTCTATGTTATCTGCTATTCAACCTGTAATTCCTGTTATAGTAAAATTTGCTGATGGCTTAAAACTTGTTATAGGCTTATTTAGCGAAGGTAAAATAGAAACAGGAATGGGTGTTCTTACTGCTGTAATAGGCAATCTTGGAAAGAGCCTTGCGCCTGTTTTAGAGGATATGTTATCGTTTGGCACAAATCTAATATTCGGAATTGTCGGAGGAGTTTCTGCCGCTATCCCTAGTCTTATGAGCACCATGAACGATATGTTGCCAATGCTGCTTGGAATTCTTGGAGAGATTATTCCAGGCGCGTTAGATGTTGGGTTAGGAATTCTTATAAATTTGGGCAATGGACTTGCGCAAGGATTGCCAAGCGTTATTACATCTGCCGGGTCTATTGTAACAAGTTTGATGCAGACATTTACTGACAACTTACCGGGCCTTATGCAAACTGGTACTAGTATACTAAATAGTATCGTAAGTGGACTAACTACCGCCATCCCTGAATTCACTAGCAAAGCCCCAGAGATTATTACACAGTTCGTAGAAGGGTTTACTAGTAATATTGAAGGATTAGTATCGGCGGGTGTTGGTGTACTAACCGCGCTTATAAATGGGATAGTACAAGCAATACCTCTTATTGTTCCAGCTGCACTGCAAATTATATTATCGCTTGTAAGCGCAATAATTAGTAGTATACCTGCTATAGTTGGTGCAGGAGTCGCTATACTTCAGGGATTAATAGATGGCGTACTTGCGGCTCTTCCTATACTTATACAGCAAGCGCCTATAATTATAATGGCATTATTCAACGCTATCGTATCTTCACTCAGTATTCTTTTGACCGCGGGTATTCAAGTAATTTATACTCTTATTACAGGTATTATTACTATGCTTCCTATGCTGATTGAAAGTGGCATACAATTACTAATGATGTTAATTACAGGCATTTTAACTGCATTACCACAACTATTAACTGCTGGTATGACCGCTGTTATTTCATTAATTACTGGTATAGTTTCTATGTTGCCACAACTTATTACTACTGGTATACAACTGCTTGTTATGTTAATTATGGGTATTATAACTATGATACCGCAAATCATTTCTACCGCTATTAGTTTGATTCCTATATTTATAGATGGAATTTTGGCTGCATTACCACAACTCATTGCCGCTGGTATTCAAATAATATTGGCTCTAGTAAATGGCATTCTTTCTAATTTACCTGCGCTAATTTCAGCTGCTATAGGACTAATTCCTGTAATTGTGAGCGCTATACTATCTGTGCTGCCACAACTAATATCGGCTGGTATACAAATTATAACGATGCTAATCGTTGGTATTATTTCGGCTCTCCCAAACATAATTGCGCAAGCGCCAGTAATTATTAGCGCGTTTGTAAATGGAATTACAGGACTCGTAGGACAAATGGTAACTGCGGGGGCCGATTTATTGAATGGTTTGAAAGATGGTATTGTAGGCGCAGTATCAGGAGTAATTAGCGCTGTAACTGGCGCGGTTCAAAGCATCATAGACGCAGCTAAGGGGCTCCTTGGAATTAATAGTCCTTCTACAGTATTCATGGGGGTGGGCTTAAATTTAGGAGTTGGTTTAGAAATGGGTATTACTAAATCTATGAAGGGCGCACAGATTGCTTTGGACAAAGGTGTTCGCAAGATTGGTGATGTTAACTTTGATTTTGGCAATTTTGATGCTGTTACACCTGAGTACAAACAAAATAACTATAACCTAACTATGCCGACAACAGCAAACGCAGGAGATGTGAAAATGGCATTCGAACTAATGGAAGCGTGGGGTACGTAATGACTAAACCACAATTGGAACGAATGAAGTTTTGGATAGTAAAGCCTGCAACCGGCAGGAACTACCTTTACAAACCGACATTCGCCGAGCCTGATGGAGGCAAGTGGTGGACAGTGTCCGGTGCTGGCGTTACGAAACAAATCACCGGTGAAGAACAGCGTCACGGCGCGTTTTGTATGCAAGTCAACACCGCGACCGGCGTGGCGTCGAATGCATATTATAACGGCTTGACTGTGGCTGAAGACTCATACTATACGTTTAGCTGTGACGTAAAAGGCGTAGCTGGGCAAGCGATGCGCATTTATATCAGTCTTGGTCAATCGCCCTGGACAGTGAGGGCGCAAAAAACATTTGTCGCCACCGGTTACTGGCAAAGGGTAGAGGTGACGTGGAAAGCCACGCTAAATAGTAGCAATGAAGCGGTGGTGGTATCACGTGACGCAGTTGCCAGCGCCGAGCCGTTCTACGTTGACGGCGTGCAATTCGAGCAGACCGGCGCAGCCACCACGCTCATGGAAGGCTACATGGCTGGATGCCGCTGGGAAGGCATTGCTAACGACTCAACCACTTACCGCACAGGCGAGAGTGGCTTGGGCGGAGTATTACTTGATATAAGCGACTATGCCAGAATATTATCGGTACACGGTTTAGGCATGGGTGACTGGAATCAAATAATGACGAAAATGACGAGTGGTGGGGCTATGTATCAGACCCACATTCGGAAGAGCAGAAATTTTAGTATGGTGCTCGCTTATACTGGCGACAATCAGGGCGATTTACAAGCCAACCGCAAAGTGATTATTGATGCTTTGAGACCAGATTTTATGTCCGGGCGGGCGGATGAACGGCGCGTTATCCGCTATCAAGGGTTTGATTCTAATGGCAATGAAGCTACAAATCCGATAGATATTGTTTGCGTATTCCAACCAAGCCATACTGATACACCAAGCTTGCCAGTATTCCAGAAGGACGTCCTGAACTTCACCATTCCGAGCGGCTTGCTTCAGGGAGCGTACAGCGAGGGCGCGGCATTGGATTGGGTTGCTGACTTCCCGGCTGAGTTTATCGTCAAGCGCGATAAGGACGGCAATTGGTGCAAGTGGAATGGCGGCGCGTATCAAAGTTTGATTACAGGGCTGAACAGTAGTGTTTATTGCATGGCAGAGGGACCGGACGGCAAGATTTATGTGGGAGGCAATTTTACCAACGCCGGGGGAGTGGCAACAGCGGATTATCTGGCGCGCTGGAATCCGACAACGGAAGCGTGGGAAGCGGTGGTGGCTGGGATAAACGGTGCGGTTAGATGCATGACATTTGACGCCTATGGGGACTTATATATCGGAGGTTCTTTTATTGATTTAGGCGGCGCGAATGGAGATCGCATTGTCAAAATTACAAATTTAGACGGTACACCGACTATAGGCGCGCTCGGCACTGGTTTGGCAGGCAGTTGTTTTGCGATAGCAATTGATGCGAATGGTGACGTGTATGCAGGAGGTGATTTTGCCCTTGCCGGTGGCGTAGCTAATACATCTTGTATTGCTAAGTGGCATTTTGACAGCGGCTACACTTGGGCTCCACTTTCTACTGGACTAACTGGAACGGTAAACGCATTAGCTTTTGCACCCGATGGAAATTTATATATTGGTGGTGGATTTACTGACGCCGGATATTCTTATTTGTGCAAATGGAATGGCACAACATTCTCTGCTGTTGGCAATGATGCAGATATTAACTATAGTGTTTGGGCACTTGCTTTTGATGCGGCGGGTAATCTATATATTGGTGGAGCGTTTGCGTCTGCTGGTGGCATAGCTAACACGACTTATATTGCGAAGTGGACAGGTTCTGCATGGGAGGCTTTGGGAAGTGGGGTAAACTATGCGGTTTATAATATCGTTATCGTTTCTAATAAAGTATATGTCTCAGGCACATTCACTTCCGCAGGCGGGCTAACTCTTACAGACCGTGTTGCAGTCTGGTCTAATGGCGCATGGCAGCCGCTGGATATTGATTTGCCGGGTGATGCAACGGTAAGGGCGATTCTACTCACTTCAGACGGCTCACTCTACATCGGCGGGTCATTCTCAACCGCGGGCACGGCAGGCACGCCGAACGCCGAATGCGGAATAATATCAGACCGCGTTTTCACTATCGGAGTGGCAAGCGCGTCAGCCAACACGTACCCGTTTATGCAGGTACACGGGCCGGGCACGCTCAAAGCAATCACGAATTACAGCACCGGCAAGTCGGTCATGTTTGACGGGCTGACTTTGCAAGCGGGCGAGTGGATTGGGCTTCAATTCGACCCGCTCAACCTGAAGTTCAGGGGCGGGTGGGCTGGCAGGGGCAACCTGATGCGCTACGTGATACCAGGCTCGGACTATGGCGATTTCTACCTGAAGCCGGGCTCGAACGCGCTCTCACTGTTCATGACCGGCACGGACTCCAACTCTGGCGCGTGGATTACCTGGACACCGCAATTTTGGGGGCTTGATGGAGCGTTGCTGTAATGAGATATGAACTTGTCTGGTACACGCATGATGGCATTCGCAAAGGCGTGGTGCAAGCGTTCAATAGCCTGGAATACATCAAAACGCAGAACGCCATTGGTGGGCTGGTTGTAAACTTACCGCGCGGGTTGTACCAGTACGATGAATTCAGCGTTGGTGACATCTTCGAGGTGTGGCGCGAGAAGAACGGCGTGCTGGAATTGCAGAACGAAACCGCCTACTTCTTGCAAAACTGGGAGTTCTGGACGGACAGCGAAGGGGCTGAGTACATTCGGCTGACCGCCTTTGACGCGAACTGGCTGCTGGATACAGCGATTGTGTGGGCACAATCCGGCACTGCTAATGCATCAATGACTGATCGCCCGGACGATATGATGAAGGTGATTGTTGAGAATGAGTTGGGCGCGACTTCAGGGCTTGTCAGTCGGACGAAGCTGACTTGCGCGCCGGAGTTAGGAGCTGGCGGGGCGGCAATCACGAAGGAATTCGCTTATCGCAATGTGTTTACTGTGTTACAGGAAATAGCAGAAATAGCGAATGAAAGTGGCATCTGGCTCGGCTTTGACGTGGTTAGAACGGCGCCGGGAACATTCGAGTTCAGAACTTACACCGGGCAAAGAGGGCAGGATCACGGACGGGCAAGTGGCGATCCGAGACTGGTCGGCAAGCAATATGGCAACCTAAGCCAAGCCGTATTTGGCACCTACCATGCTGATGAGCGGAATGTAATATTAGTCGCAGGGCAAGGGGAAGAAGATGCGCGGACTTTAGTTACGCGTTCCAACAATGAACGGATGTTTGCAAGCAAGTGGAACAGGCGCGAGTATTTCAAAGACTCGCGGGATGACTCCACCACCGCTGCGCTTGAGGCGGACGGTGACGCCGCGCTTGACGAGTTCAAACCGAAGCAGTTATTGACCGGTACCTTGCATGATACGCCTGGAATGCAATACAACGTTCATTACCAATTCGGGGACGTTCTGAGTGTTGAGGCGTTTGGCTTCTACGTTGACTGCCACGTCAAGAGCGTGCGGGTGAAGGTAGACCAGGACGGCGGCGAGCAACTGGACATCAAGCTGGAAGGCGAGTTATGAGCAACTTTGACGAAACGATGCTGAAGCGGTTGACAAAGTTGGAGCGCGAGGTTGAGCGGCTGCGGGTGAAAGAATCTGGCAAGTTTATTGCGCTTACCACGCCGCTGACTTCGACCAGTTGGGACGGTGATGCAAGAAGCACGACCACAAAGACGAAGATTGATTTGAGCGCAGTGTTTGGTGTTCCTGCAGGTGTGAAGGCAGTGATGGTGAAAATCGCGCTAAGAGATTCCGGTTCGGCTGCTACATCGTGCATTTTCCAGCTTTCAGGCGTTTCATCTGGGACAAATTATTCATTGACGGCGCAGGCATCTCCAATAAATGACCGATATGCGTATTTCAACGGGATTGTCCCTTGCGATGCTAACGGTGACATTTATTATATGGCTACCGCGAGTGACAGCGGGACAATGGATATCTACTTAGAAATCTGGGGTTACTGGCTATGAAACCAATCATCGACATCTCGTTCTATCAAGCGCCAAGCGCTTTGGATTACAACCTCATTGCTGAGAACGTGAGCGGCGTGATACTCAGGGCGTGCTACTCGACCTACAAGGACACCACCTTTGACCGCCATTACGCCGAGTTCACTTCGCGTGGCATTCCTTGCGGGGCGTACCACTACATCATCGGCAATGCCTCAATTCAAGCGCAGGCGGACGCGTTCAATCTGGCTGTCGGCTTGAAGGATATGCGGCTCGGCTGCTGGATTGACGTTGAAGACACCCGCCCTAATACGAAACTCTACCGCCAGAACGTGCTGGAATATGCAGAGCGGCAGCCTGACATGGGCATCTATACCAGCAAGGGCGCGTGGAACGCGATTATGGGCGGCGCGTACCTGACAGACCGCAAGTTGTGGGTGGCGCATTACACCACCAACCCTTACCCTTTGATGCCAACCGGCTGGGATAACTGGATTTTGTGGCAATTCACCTCAACCGGCAGGCTTGCAGGCTACGCTGGCAACCTGGATACCAACCGCTTC